AAGTAGATTCATTAACTCCATATGAAGTTCATCAAATAAACTATTTAGATGTATTATTTGTTCCAACAAAATGGTGTGCCGATATAATTGCTAAATTTAGCGATGTAAAAACTTATGTCACCGGATTGGGTATTGATACCGAGATTTTTCATCCAGTTAAAATTGTAAAAAATAAACCTATAACAGATTTTCTTTATATTGGTAAAGCATCTTTAAATAAAGGAACAGATTTTGTTCTACAATGTTTTAGTAAAGCATTTAATAAAAATGATAATGTAAGATTATGGCTTTCCTTTTTTAATCCTTTTGTTGATATGAAATTATGGAATAATAATGTACAATTATCAAAATTAAAAGAGAAGATTAGGATTATAGATAAATTAGAAACACAACTAGATATAGCTAAACTTATAAATCAATCAAGTTGTTTGTTAGCTGTAAGTCGTGCTGAATCTTGGAATTTACCATTATTGGAAACAATGGCATGTGGAAAACCCGCAATAGTTACTATGATTGGTGGACATGAATATAGTAAAACCAACAATAATTATTTAATCAAAATTAATAAAATGGAACCAGCCGATGATAAACATTTTTTCCAACCAGGAAATATAGTTAATCAAGGGAATTGGGCTTGTTTAGATAATGATACCGAAGAACAATGTATTTCTTATATGAGATTAGTTCATCAGAAAAATATAGATGGAGAAATTGGAATTTGTACAAACAATATTGAGAGAGCAAAAGAATTTAGTTGGAAAAATTGTGCAAATAAAATTTTAAAAGGAATAAATTCATGTCTATGAACCTATATTTTTATTCAAAAATTCATAATCTAGATGTAGATTTTCCATTTCAAACTCCTACTGAATTATCATATGAAGTATTAAGGGAAAAAAGTAATAAAAAAAGATTAGAAATAATAAAGATATATATAGAAGAAAATTATGATGATAAAGAATATCAACAATATATTTTAAATAAAATTAGTGATTTATTAGATGATGAAAATTTAGAATTATGTGTAGGATAAAAATGGCTAAAAAATTTAATATTAAAGTATTGGAGGAATAATATGTTACTAAATTCATTTTATACTAAAATTGGAAATGTTTATTTTTCTCAAAAAGATAACCATAAAAAATCTCTCCTTCCAGTAATTGCTACAGATACTAGAAATGGCGTTAGTTATGAAGTTACGATAGGAACCATACAAAAGAAAAGTGATAGAGATAATGCTGGTATTTTATGTAGTATGGAAGATGGAACAGAATACTTAGAATTATATTTGAATTAACATGAATCTACAAATAAACAAAAAATATCATATTCAAAACAAAACAAAAGATTATAATCAACTAACAGAATATCTCTTAATAGATATAGTAAAAACCGATGATATTACAGAATATATATTTAAACGCAGACAAATGACAATACATATTACAAATTTAAATAATTATGAATTTGAGGAAATATAATGCATTTTTTGATAATTTTCAAGAATGACGTATAATATACTGGAACAAACCACACAATGATTGAAAATTAACACCCCGACAGATAAAGTCTATTAGTGGCTTTGTTCCAATCTGTTCGGGGTTTATTTTTCGGAGAGGTAATGAGAAATAGATTAACACAAGAAGAGGTGGAAAAAAGATTTTTAGAAAAAGGTCTAAAATTAATAGGAAAATATAAAAATTGTTATACAAAAGTAGAAACAGAGTGTCAATTTTGTAAGAAGACATTTTTAGCCAAACCAAACGGTATTTTTATTGGTGATATAAAATCCTGTGGATGTCAAAGAGATAAACTCTTAACACAAATAGATATTGAACAAAGAGCATTAAAATATAATATAAAAATTATTGGTAAATATATTGGGGCCATAAATAAAATAGAGTGTATTTGTCCATTATGTAATAGAATATTTTTAGCAGTAGCAAGTGAAATTTTAGCGGGTAGAATTAAATCTTGTGGATGTTTATCTAATTTTAGAGATTTGACAAGAATTACGCAACAAGAAGCAGAAAAAAGAAGTTTAGATATTGGTATAAAATTAGTTGGACAATATATTGCACAACATAGAAAAACTAAATTTAAATGTCCGGTTTGTAAAAGTATATTTTTAGCAACTCCTAAAAGTATTTGGAATAAACATATACAAAGTTGTGGTAATTGTAATTATCTTAATATAAAAGTTGGTAATAAGGTTGGTAAACATACTATAATAAAAGTTGAAAAATTAAAATATAAAGGATGTTATATTGAAGCACAATGCGAATGTGGAGAAATATGGAAGGGATTAAGACATAATTTTATTAGACATAAAGGAAAAGCTTGTAATAAATGCGGAATAAAAATTAATGGTCGTATTATGATGATAGAAAAAGGAATATTAACATCATCAAAAACATATTTAATACATAAAATGATTGATTATCAAGGTATTCATAATTATAGATATGGAATTTATACATTAGATATAGCATTAGTTAAAAATAATCAAAAAATAGCAATAGAATATGATGAATGGTATTGGCACAAAAATAGAAAAAATAGTGATAGAAAAAAATTAACTAAATTACGCCAAAATAAATGGAAAATTCTACAAATAAAAGCAAAAAATAATATTCCTACTCAAAAACAATTAGATAAAGCATTACATGAATTAGCTTTTACAAATAGAAAAAAATATACAATTAAATTGAAAGGTTGGATTAAATAATGTTATTAACTGTTGATAAAGTAGAATCGCATTCTCGTGGAGTTAAAAGTGTTTATGAATATTCCGTAGTTAATAATGGAAAGATTATGGAAATGTTAAGTAAACAATTATATAGCGATTCAATGCTTGCAATATGTAGAGAAATTTTTAGTAATGCTAGAGAATCTTGTATTGGTATAAATAATGATGTTGATTTTATAGTAACTCTTCCATCTAAAAATAATCCTGAAATGAAAATAAGGGACTATGGTTGTGGGATGTCGGAAGAATTTTTGATGAATAATTATTCTAAATTTGGAGAATCATTTAAGGATAAAACTAATATCTATACAGGATGTTACGGTTTAGGTTCTAAGAGTGTATGGGCATATAGTGATGTATTTACTACAACAACATTTTATAATGGTATCAAATATATTTATGTTAATAACAAGTCTGGTAAAAATGGTGTACCAGAATTACGCAAACTACACGAAGAATCCACAACAGAGCAAAATGGAGTAGAAATTTCTTTTGCTGTTAAAACACAAGATATTAATAGTTTTGCTCAAAAAACAGCAGAAATTCTTCAATATTTTCCTCAAAAATTTAAAGTAATAGACGAAACAAATCAGTTTGATAATATTCTAAATGGACTTAATACAACTCCTTTATATCAAGGTAATGGCTGGAGAATTTGTAACCAAAGTGGTAAAGCATATGCTTTAATGGGATATATTGCATATCCTATTGATCAACATCAAATCACATCATCAAATCAACAATTATTAGGATGCAATATAATTATTGATTTTAATATTGGGGATATTGGTATTAATTTAGGTAGAGAAGAATTAGAATATAATGAGACAACAAAGAAAGCTATTGCTAAAAAATTAGAAGAAATAAGTTTAGAATTAAAGACAATAATTGAAAGCAATATTGCAGATTGTGAATGTCTTTTTGATGCTAGAGTAAAATATAGATCATCACCATATTTTATACAAAAATTATTAAATAATGTAAATTTTCGAGGAAAAGATATAACTTCTAATTATGAATATCTATATGATTATACTTGTAGATATTATTATATGGCTTATTCTAGAGTTAAATCTTATTCAAGTAATTCTATTCCATATAAAGAACATGTTACTTTTGTAATTAATGATATATTAAAGGGATCCAAAACAATAATAGACAAACTTTGTCTCGACAAAGATAATATATTAGTTATAAAATTAGACGAACAAGATCCTATTGAAAAACAAAATCATATTACTAAAATATGTAATATAATAGGTATTCCAGAATCTCGTCTTATTTTCACATCTGTTATTAAAGCCTCATTACCCAAAACACCTAGAAAAAAGAATGCAGGAGGAGGTGGATATCCAACATTAACATTAGAATATATCAATAATTATCATTATAGTAAAAAAGATTTTTGGAAAAAAACTAAAATTAATTTACAAGATGGAGGATATTATATTGGTTGTTCGGGTCAAGATTTATTAAATGGAGAGAATAAAATAATCCCAAATGTTCTCTATAATATATTACAATATTTACCAGAATTAAAAATTGTAGTACCAACTATTATTGGATTAAGACCTTCTCATATAAAAAAGATTTTAGATCCAAATTATAATGGTAAAAAATGGACACATATATGTGAATATATACAAGAACAATATGATAAAATATCTACAATTATTAGTATTCAAGATATAGAAAAATATTTTAAAATTAATAATTTAGATTATAATCTTAAAAAAGTATTCGAAAAAATTGATATTTCAGATACTATTGATAGTTTTAAAGAAATTGTATTAAGTCCAGATGATATTAAAAAGGTTGGATCTTTTCATTCTCTATCTATAGAATTATTAAATAGTAGATTATATAAATTCAACAATATAGTTGATTGTAATCAAAAAGATAAAATATTTATGATACCACAACATTTTCAAATATTAGAATTGTTGTCACATATATATAATATTGAACCAAAATATATACCACATATCAAAAAAATTATTTGTTTATTAGATGAAGATAGTAAAAAATTACAAACAACCACCTAATTAAAGGAGAAGTATTATGAGTATCGCTTTTAATTTCCATAATAATGTTTTAACGGTAATTGTTGGAGGAAAAGTTTACAATATTAATCAAGATGATGTAAGATTTAATCAAGTTAAATCTGCTCTTAAAGATTCTGATGAAGAACAACTGATTAGATGCTTAGATGTTAAGAATACTGTTAAGAATTATGTTGCTAAATATTGTCAAGAGGCAATTTATACATCTGATGACAAAGTGATTTATAAGGGAGTGGAACTACACAATGTCATCGTAGACAAAATTAAACAATTTGCTAAGGACGGTCTCCCATTTGAACATTTACTAAAGTTCATTGAGAATATTTCTCTTAACCCTAGTTATCGTGCTCAACAGGAACTGTTTAAGTTTCTTGAGAATAAGTATTTACCTATTACTGAAGATGGTTGTTTTTATGCTTACAAGTCCGTTCGTAATGATTGGATGGATATTTATAGTGGTACTATTTCTAATCAGATTGGAAATACCATCACAATGGATAGAGGAAAGGTAGATGATAATAAGGATAGAGGATGTTCTAAGGGTCTGCATTGTGGAGCCATAGAATATGTTAATACCTATGGAAGTGATGATAAACACATTATTATCGTTAAAGTAAATCCAAAGGATGTTGTTAGTGTTCCAGATGATTGTTCTTGTCAAAAGATTAGAGTATGTGAATATTATTGTCATTCTGAATATGTAAAACCACTTGATAAGCCACTATATAGTAATGTCATTACATATATTGATGATTATTATGCAAATAGTGATGATTGGGATGAATATGATGATTTAGATGACGATGACGATGATGATTGGGAAGATGATGAACAATGGATATATGATGAAGAGGATGATGATAATCTTACAGCAGAAGATGTAACCGTAAAATGTAATTGTAATTGTGGTTGTGACGACGATTCAACTCCTTCTTATCACAATAAGAGGGGTGCTGATGGTCGATTTATTAAAAAGTAGAAAGGAAAAGAAATGAAATCAGTAAATGTTAGGGCTGCAAATCTTCGTAAAGGAGATGTTTTGGAAGGACGAAGAATTAGGGCTATTCATAAATATCCCTATAGATTACGAGGACAAAGTACGCATAAGGATGCTACTACTGGAGTATTAGTTATTGCCCCAAATCCCAATGGTAATAAATTGGATGTGTATGATTTGAGAGGAGATACTCTACTCACAATCAAACGTCCCAAATATAATCAAGGAAAAAGGAATAGGACTGTTGTAAAGAAAACACCAAAAGTGGTGTAACATGTGTCTCTTTCGTGCCCTGGTGATTTGTGATGGAATCGCCAGGGCTACTTATTTTTTGTGTCTTTTATAATATTGTAAGGTTGTTTTGATGAATCAATGTGTAACAGTTTCTTATGGTAGAGTTTATGGAAAAGCAAAAAACTATCCATATTACCAACCATGTATATATGAAGAATATATTACTCAAAAAAATGAGAAAAAATGGAAACTTAAACAAGTTAGAGGAGCTGCAAGACGTTCGTTTTCTTTTGCTTTAAGAGAAGCTGTAATAATATCACAAAAAGAAAATATTCCGTTCCTATCAGGAATTAGACAATGGACAAAAGTTAATTAAAAAAGGAGATTTTGAAAATGTGTATGAAGATTAACTTGGAGGAGATTCCCATTAGAGACATTGGAAAAGGGTATCTAAATAAGGATGAAGAGGGTGTTGTGGGTTATAACGGTAAGTTAAACATTAGACCAAAATATCAAAGAGAATGGATTTATAGTGACCCACAAAAAAACGCAGTTATTGATACTATTATGCACAATTTACCTCTCAATGCTATGTATTGGGCAAAAAACAAAGATGGTACTTACGAAGTTTTAGATGGTCAGCAAAGAACTATTAGTTTTTGCGAATATTTTTATGGTAATTTTTGCGTAGGCCACAAATATTTTCACAATCTAGATGATAAAGAGAAAGAAAAGTTTTTAGATTATAAATTGATGGTATATGTTTGCGAAGGTAATGATAAGGATAAATTAGATTGGTTTAAAACTATTAATATAGCGTGTGTAAAACTAACTGACCAAGAGTTGCGTAACGCTATTTATACTGGCACATGGCTAACTAACGCTAAGAGATATTTTAGCAAAACTAAGTGTCCTGCATATGGTTTAGCAAATAACTATATGAATGGCACACCTATTAGACAAGAATATTTAGAGACTGTTCTTGAATGGGCCGCTAATAAAGATGATGTAGATAGCATCGAAACATATATGGCTAAAAAACAACATAACAAGGATGCTGTAGAATTATGGGAATATTTTAAGAATGTAATAGATTGGGTAAAAAAAGTTTTCACAACATATCGCAAAGAAATGAAAGGGTTAGATTGGGGTGTTTGGTATAATCTATATGGAAACGATGATTTTAATCCTACTGAAATGGAAGAAGAAGTCAAAAGATTGATGACGGATGATGATGTAACAAGT